TCAGAGACTTTAAAGCATAAAACCTTATCAAAATTAACATCATAATTTGGATTTTTCAGGAATTCTTTCGGGAAAGAGAGCACATCTATAATGTCATCTTCTTCAAAACTCATGCCGTCAGGAGAGAATGAGTCAATAGACTTCAGAACAGGGCATGACATTTTTTCATCTTCGATTCGATCACAGTCGTGACGATTACTCTTCCCTCTGTAACCCACACCTTTCTCTAACCATAGCGCATCAACGCCTAAGATTTCAGCAAGTAACTCCGCTTTCGGGATTGTCTTTTGTTTGCCTTTAAGCATCTTATTGATTGAGGAAGGGGTAACCCCAAGACGCTTAGCCAGTTCGGTCTGTGACATTTTCGACTCTCTCAGCGCAATCTCCAACCTATTGTTCCAGCTCATATTTTTACATTACCCTCAAAGTTTTTTCACTAACAATTGAATAGCTGTGAATAATAGTTATAGAATGAAGCCTTGTCGTAACTGGAGTAACAACTATGAACCCCATCGTCGAATATGCAATCTCACTGGCCGGAACGAAGACGCGTTGCGCTGAAATCATTGGTGTAAGCCGTGCCGCTCTTGATAAGTGGCTGAATAACCGCGCTAAAATTTCTCCTGAAAAGGTCTATGACCTCTCAGACGCTACCAACGGCAAGTTCCAGCCTCACGAGATTCGCCCTGACTTGCCTCGTCTGTTTCCGCACCCTTAATGCTTAACTATTAGTCAACGCTCTTTAACAATTTGGAATTTTTTGCGGTTACGTTATGCCGCATTAATTTTCTGTGCCTGAAATTCAACAAGATCCACGGAGTATAAACCATGATAAACGCACATTCATACACAAGTTCAGAAAAGTTGACCGCAATCAACAAACGCGCACAAGAACTTGAGTCGAAATTCATCAATGAGGTGAACATTCGGGGAACGGAGGCTGTAGCGAGAGTTGTCGGTGTTGACCGTTCTCAGATGTCGAAATGGAAAAGAACACATTTCCCGAAATTTGCCCGGTTTCTTGCGCTTATCGACGTTGAACCTGACACGTCAGCGATGAAGGAATTAGCGAAGGAACTGGTCAATCTGATGGGGGCTGAATGCCACAAAAAAGCTCTCGGATGTTCCAAGCACCCGAGAGCCGTCATGTCACCAAACCGGTAAGTAAAGAGACACAAAAGAGATTGTACATGAATGACTTATCACTTCAATTCAAAATTCTGATCGTGGGGAAAGCAAAATGAACACAGCATTTAACAACGTTGTCTCTCTCCACGATGCGAGGGAACAACGGGAGGCCGAACGCGTGGCCGAACTGGAGGATGGTTTTATAATGCTAGCCTTACAGCTCTATGACGAGCTTATCGGTGCGAATCTGACCCGAAATCAGGCTAAAGTTGCTCACGCTGTTTGTCGGAAAACGTATGGTTTCAAGAAGAAAACTGACCGAATCAGTGATAGTCAACTTGCCCAGCTAACTCGCTTGCCTCGACAGAAGGTGAACAAAGCAAAAAACGAGCTTATTGCGATGAAAGTCTTGATCAAAGACGGCAATAAAATCGGTCCAAATAAACATCTGAATGAGTGGGAAATAGACAATTGTCACCAAAATAGTGACAACTTAAAAAGTGTCACCAAAACGATGACAAAAAGTGTCACCAAAACCGTGACTCGGCTGTCACCAAAACAGGGACACACAAAAGATACTATTACAAAAGATAATAAAAATAATACCCAAACCCACGATGTGGGGTTGTCTGTTGAGAAGGAATTAACACCTCGTCAGGCAGGTACTAACCCACGAGCAAAAGGGACCAATCCACGAGCTTCGTTGCCTGAATTCGACCGCCAGCGTTTCATGGAAACGTGGAACGCCAAAGCTAACCGCTACGGCCTGCCACGCATCAAGGGCATCAGCACCACGATCGAGAACGGACTGAAACGCCTCTGGAAGTCACACATCAAGCAATGCAAGGAGCAAGGCAGAGAGACACGCGAACCCGATACGCTGTTTAACGGCTACATTGAGTTTGGCTATGAGCCGACTGACTGGGCGCGTGGGAATAATCCTGAGGGTAAACGCTTTGGCATCGACACAGCGCTGACTCAAAAGAAAATCGATGAAATCCTGAATGAGGTTGGTGCGTAATGGACTCTCTCGATTTTGAACAGCAGCTGATCGGGTCGATGATTCACAAGGGCGATCACTACGACTGCCACCAGATTGCGGCAAAGCTACCTGCGGAAGCGTTCTCGAATTTCCACATGCGCGAAATCTTCAAGGTGATTTGCGTGTTTCTCAGCACCAGTCAGGTGATTGACCCGTTCACCCTTGAACCTGCTTTACCTGAAGTGGTGAGGCCGAATCTAATGGCGGCAACACGCGTTCGCAGTGCAGCCAACATCAAGGGCTGGGCGAAACTGGTTCGTCAGTGCTGGATGCTCAGGAAAGGCGCACAGGATTTAAAACAGGCGGTGATGTTGCTTGAATCAGCCAATCCTCAGAATCTGAACAGCAACCTCGCTGAGGTCGTCAAACTCATTCGTGGGCTGAACTTTGAAACCAGCGACCGTTTACCCCTTCGCATTGGTGACATGATCGACGATTACGCCAACGTGTTTGAAAGCCGCATGAAGGGCGCTGAGTCGGGTATGTACCTCCAAACCGGCATTGAGGCGATCGACAATGCTTATGGCGGATTTGACCGCACAGATTTAATCATCATCGCGGGTCGCCCTGGCATGGGAAAAACGGAACTGGCGATCAAAATGGCGAACGCTATCGGACGCCAGCGCGGCACTGGGCTGATGATCTCAATGGAAATGTCCGACATGCAGGTTGTCGAACGGCATATTGCTGACCGTGGCGGGTTGTCTTTGGGGGCATTGCGCAATCCCACTGGCATGACGCAGGAGGATTACACGCGCTTTACGGGTGCCATCGGTACACTGCTCGATGAAGAGAGCTATGTGTTGAGCGGCGCATTTACGGTTGACGAAATCATTGCTCAGGCTGAGGCGATGCACATGGATAAAACCCTGAGCTTCCTCTCAATCGATTACCTGACCCTGATTGACATGCCAAAGTCAGAGCGGCAAGACCTGGCTATTGCGGAGGTGACACGCAAGCTGAAACAGTTTTGCCTGAAGAACAAAGTCCCTGTGATTCTTCTGGCTCAGCTCAACAGGAACGTCGATGGCCGTAGTGATAAGCGTCCGAACATGGGCGACCTTGCAGGCTCAAGTTCAATCGAGAAAGACGCCGATGTAATTATCTTTCCGTATCGCGACGAGGTTTATAACCAAAACACAGACCTGAAAGGGATCGCCGAAATCATCATTGGCAAATACCGGTCAGGTGAGCCTAAGACTTTCCACATGGGATGGAGCAAGGGTCACTTCGTGAATATTGACCAGCAAGACGCCGCACGAATCTACCAGACCAACCGCAATCAGACTGGCAACGAATCGCAATGGAGCTAGGAAATAACATGGCCCTGAAACAACTCGATGTAAGCAATCTTTTAACCGCTAGGCACTGGATTACAACCAAAATTTTAAGGGCTTTTGTTCGTAAGGCTTGTATCTATCACGGTCTCGATGACCACGCAGGCTGACAATCAGGAGAACCAATAGGCCCGAATCATGACCCAGAACCTTCTGCCTGACGGCATCAAGCTGACTCGCCTGAACTTTCAAGCAGTCGGTGAGCGCATAGGCGAAGCCCTTTCGAGTGGCAACGAGTATCGACTTATCCTGAAGCCGTGGAGCGAGAAGCGGTCCCTGTCACAGAACGCGACGTTCCACATGTGGTGTGGCGAACTCAGTGACTACCTGACCAAGCGCGGTCGGACTCAGGCCACGCCGGAATTTTGCAAAGACCTGTTGAAATACACGTTTCTGGGCTTTGAGACCAAAACGTTCACCGATGCCATCACGGGAGAACAACAGGACGTTCAGCAGCTTCGCCACACACGAGACCTCAAGAGCGCTGACATGTTTGATTTCATGACGCGCGTCCAGGCATGGGCAATCGACATCGGATGCTTTCTGACAGTGCCAGAAAACTGTGAGTTCGAGAGGAATCACCACAAACAGCTTCAGTAACCCCCTCAAATCATCCACAGGATTCATTCTCCCGCGTTTTATCTGAAAAAATGAGCTAGGGTAGCGGGTGTCATTTAAAATCGCTTAGAATCGATTACAGGAGTTATTTGGACTATGGGCAAATCCACCACGGATTATCCAGCGATTGAACTCATAGTGATTGAGTTCCTGAGTATCAATAACAAACCCGTCACGATTTCGGGGATTATGCGAGGTCTGAAACACAAACTCCCCGCAACATTCACACAGGGAAGACTTCAGTTTTTGCTGAATGACATGCTGAAACGTGAGCGCCTTCGCTACTGGCGGATTGGAAATGCAAGTTCAACGAAAACTTACGTCTTATCGGAGAAGTTCCCGGATTTTGGTCTCAGTTACCATGACGATGAATCGAGTTATCGAGAGCAGCAAAAAGCGAAATCGCCCCCTGAATATGAACCGACATTTTCAGAGATTTTTAACGATTTAATCAGCAAAGTTCGGGGGATTTCATGAAATTCCGTACTCAGGGACCGATGACCATGAGTGAGGCGATTGAGCTTGTCAGGCGCTATGAGAAACGCGGCAAAATCGCTTATAAAGAACTGGACATGCTCGATCCGACGCTGGTCATGGTTATCTCTCAGATCACACCCTACCATCAGGACGTTCGCGGTGTGCGCATTGCGCCCAGCTGGCGATTCTGAATCCTTTTACCTCACCTCAAATAAGCCATCACATCACCGATGCCAAAACCTAAAACATGCGCCCAGTGTGGCGCATCTTTCCTGCCTATGCGAACAGGTCAGAAAGTCTGTTCAGTCGATTGCGCCCGTCTTCAGGGGCGAGAAGATAACCAAAAACAAAAGCGAAAGCAG